AATGAAATGGGTGGCGTGGAAGCCGAGCTTCACCCGGTCTGAACACAGGTCGTTCGTGCCGACAACCTGAACCTTGTCGACCATGCGGGCAAGCGCCGTCTCAAACCAGCCGGGATGGAAATGAAGGTCATCTGCGGCGGTGAAAACATACGGGCGGTCGGTGCGGGTGACAGCCTCGTTGATCTTCGCCGCGTAACCGCCGGCATGGGTGATGAAGTCGGCCCCGTGCTCCTCAAGCGCCTCAAGTTCGGGCCCGTCGTCCGGGTCGGCAATGAAAAGCACCTCCGCCTTCGGTGTGGCGGCAAGTGCCGATTCCATGAAAGGCAGGACACGGTGCGGCCTTCCCAGCACCGGGACCAGAATGGAAAGGTCAGGACTCAAGCAGCCCCTCGAGGTAATCCTCGGTGTAGGTCGGGGTGCGAACGTCGTAATTCAGGGAACCGACCGTGCGGCGCACGATGCGGCGCTCAATGTTGGTCAAGGTGAAAGCCGGATGGTCCTTGTTGTACGACTTCATGTACTGGTACGAACCGATCTGCTCCGAAGAACTGGTCAGCCCCTCGTAGTTCGCCATGGCCCTGCCAACAAGCTCAATGGTCAAGCCCTTGATGATGTCCGGGACAGGGGTGAGTGCCGCCGCCCAAGCGTCGTCCTCCAATGCCGCGTCAGCGATAGCTGCCGTCGCGAGTTCGATCAGGAGGGTGACCTGATCCTCCTCGGTGGAGGTGAAAGTGCGCCCCTGGCGGGTCGCTACATCTGTAACCGTTGCGAAAGCCACGGGCGCTCCTTTCGAGTGGAAACACAAAGGCGCACCGCGACCGAAGCCGCGATGCGCCCAATGCGGTTACGAGCTGTAACCGCCGATGTTGTGCAGGCGACCGTGCTTGCGCTGGTTGCCGTACTTCAGGCCGATCTCGCCGTAGATCTGGTACTTGTCAGCAGCACCAGTCTTGGACAGCGGCTCCACGAAGAAGTGACCCTTGCCGGGTACCTCCAGGAAAGCAACGTCCAGGTCCTCGAGGGAGAGGACATACGCCTCATCCGACGGGACGTGACGGTTCAGCATGACGTTCAGCTTGCCGAAGTCAGTTTCAATCGACTGGCAGTTGACGCCGCCGACGTTGCTGTCCTGCCAACGGTAGCCGTCCGTGGCGTTGACGAACGCCTCGGAAACAGCCCGCTTCTGGGTCGAACCGACCATCAGAACGCGGGTCTCGCCTTCCATCAGTCCACCGTTGTCGTAACAAAGCTGCATCACGTCAAGAACGTCGTCCTTGTCGAGCGTGGAGTCAGCGTTGTTCTTGACATTGGTGGTGATGACGCTTGCCAGTCCAGCGGTCTTGCGGGCGGTCGAGTTGTTGGCGGGCTCAACCATCGTGTTCTTGATGAAGCCAACCTCAACGTCACGGGCGATCTGGACGAGGTGCTGCTGGAGCTGCCAGTCAACCTCGTTCGTCACAGCGTTCGAGCCGGTGCCGGCAACGCCGTACGGGTGGCTTGAACCGTTGGAAGCGATCTGACCAATCGCGGCCTGCTTCGTGTAGCTGATCTCGAGCTGCTCCTGGTGGATCTCAACCACGTTGCGAACCGTGGAACGGGTCCGTGCGGTGGCGGTCGGTGCGTCCGCACCTTCGAGGCGCTGACGGGCTTCGTCGGCGTCACGGAGATCGTACGTCGACCAACTGAACACAGTTGAATCAACGCTGGTGCCACCGGTAAGACCACCGATAGCGGAGAGCAGGGGGGTGTCCTGCGGGGTGATCGCGAGGAGTTCCCCGGTGTAATTGGGAAGGTCGAAGGTATCGCCCTGTCCTGTGATTCCGGCCATGGTAGGCCTCCTTGTTTTCTGGCCCTACTGACGAGAAGCGAGGAGCTTCTGGTTCTTCAGGCTCATGGATGTTTTGATGTCGCCCGCCTTCTCCGCCGACCGGATCTGCTCATCGAGATCCGGGGGCGTTACAGGGGTGCGAGCGCCACCATCACCGGGAGGGGGCGTTTCGCCTGGGAGCGTTCCCAGGTCCTCAAGGAGACTGTCGGCGTCAGCCTGGATCTCCTCGACGGTTTCCCCGGTCAGCCTGCTGGCAAGACGCGGGGGAAGGTTCTTTTCGGCGGCGACGGTCGCCCGTAGCTGCCGGACTTCAAGCTGATGGTTCTCGTTACGGAGGGCTTCGAGTTCCTTCTGGGTCTCGGCAAGCGCCTCTTCGCGCTTCTCTGCCTCTGACTTCTGCGCGTCCTCGTACTCCTTGATCTTGGCGAGGGCTTCGTCGCGTTCGGCTTTCGCCTTCTTCGCAGCTTCACGCTCCGCCTTAATCGCGTTGCTCACGGCATCGGGCTTCTCGGCCTGTGCCGCAATGTCCTCAACCGCCGCCTCGGCGTTGATCGGGGCATCTGCAACGGGTGACTCGTCGCCCACCGGGGGCTTCTCAACTACGGGGTCCATACGAATGGCTCCTTATGTGGGCGCTATCGAAGCGCCGTAGGGTTTACTTCTGCTGTGTGGAAAAGTCGTGTGACGGATCGGCAATGACCGGGCCGAGTTCGCCATGTGTGTTGACCGCCACACCCTCCGGTGGCTTGGTCAACGAAGCGTTGTATTTGGCGACGTTGTTACGGTTCGCCGCGCCGCGGGTGTAGACGACGGGCTCAACGCCGCAGCCGCAACCGTTGTGGATCGGCATGGGATCGTCGGTGCGGAACTGAGCACCATCCAGTTCTAAACAGAAGGCGCATGCGGCTCCGTCCGCTACCCGCTGGTATCCCCAGACGACATCTTCAGACTGCCCAACCGCTGTAAGCGTGTCCCGCATCGCCATCTGAACGTCAGTGGATGCGGTCTGTACGGCACGGGCGAGTCCCTGCTCCGCTGCCGCGTTGTAAGGGGTCCCGTCGGCAAGGGCCGTCCAAGTCGTGTCGAACGGGCGCTTGTAAACGTCCCGGGGGTCCGCGCCGTTGCGATAACCCGCAATGATCTGGTCGGCGCTGACACCCGTTACGGGCCGGTCAAGTGCGCGGGCCAGATACACCTCCGTAATGGAGATCTGCTGCCGCCGTGCCGCCTCAATCAGTGAAGGAACCGTCTGAAGCCAAGTGGCAAGGGAACCGTCGCGGTGATCGGGAAGGGCGTACCAAATGCGGGTGACCGCCTCCACAGTGCGCTTACGGAGCGCGGCGTTCAGCTCGATATGCCGGTTAGCTAGTTGGGACATCAGGCGTGTCCGTTACCGGCTGGTCGGCGGCCTGTTGCGCGGCTGCCGCCTGCTGATTTGAGGCGTTTAGCGATCCGGTAGTGGTCGAATTATCGCCAAAGAGGTTGGCGTTCATGGATTCCTCCATAAGCATTCCCTTGAACCTGCTTATCTGGGAGGGCGAATATCCAGCGTCGGCCCATAGTTGCTCTTTCGGAACCCCGAAGGTCATCTTCTTCACCAACGAATCGGCAAGTTCAGCCTCCGAACGGGCCTCGGACGGTGCCCAGTCCACCTCGGCGGAAAGGTCCATGGCCCGGTCATCGTTCATCCAAGCGAACGCGAGCCGGATGGCTTCCTCGATGCCCTCCCCGAAGCTGATTTTCTTCGCGCTCGTCTTGGATGCCAGCCCCGCCTCCGCTGCCTTCAGCGCGTCACCGGAAACGTTCGTGATCTGCCCGAGAAGGTAATGCGGCGGGGTGCGGGTACGGGCGGCAAGCGACTGGATGCGCTGCTCAATCGCCCCAAGGTAGTTGCTGAGATCCGTGGCCTGGAACTCGCCAAAGCGGACGTTCTCCCCGTCACCGATCCAAAGGCGGTCAACGGCAGCCTTGAAAGGCTCCTGGGGCTTGTTGGTCTCCTCGTCAATCGGGACCTCGAGGCCTGTCGCCCACCGCTGCTTGAACGCCGCGACCTCAGACGAAACCATCATGTCCGCAAGAAGCTTGTTGATCTGATCGACCGTCGAAACGATGTCCACCATGTCCGAACGACCCAGCCCCACATGGGCGTACTGGTTCACGTTATGCGGCAACGCCTCAAGTGCCGTAGGGACACGACACGGAAGCATCTGCGGCTCGTTCACCAACGGCACGACCGGAACAACACCAAGCTTGTTTTTCCCCGCAGGACGGCGCACAACCCAGCCGTTCTCGGCGCGTTTGAAAAAGTGGATTTCGTCCGGCAGGTACAACGTCGCGCAAACCTCGCCCGTGTCCTCCCGCCAACGCTTCAACGCCGCCGTCCTCCGCCTGCGATCGCCGCCGGCACGAGCCACAATCATCTGCGAAGGATGCTCAACCGTGATCCGCGGAACAACCGTCTCCGAACGCTTCGAGAAAAACCGACCGAACACACCCTTCGGGCGCATCTCCTCTTCCGGCCACACCAGCAGATACGACTCGCCGTGCTTCGCCGCCTCCGTAAACGCCAACGAACCATCGGCGTCAAGCTGATTCTCCTGCCAGATACGCCACGCCTCATCGTCACCCTGGGCGTCCTTGCCGAAACGGAAACCCTGCGGCTTCAAACGCTCCGTCGACGCGCCAATGACCAACGGAATCCAGTTATCGGACACCGCGGCAAGCATCTGCCCGAAAGCCTCACGGAACGCGGAAGAAGCGAACGTCATCTTGTGACGGCCCGCGAAATAATCCTCCTGAAGCTCCACCAGCCGCCAACGACGGTTCAGCTCGTCCTCGAGATGGTCAACCCACCAAAGCGGGTGCCCCACAGGGTACTTTTCCGGGTTTTCCTGAACAAGCGATACTTCGACCGCTTCGTTAGGGGGCGTAAGCGCCATGTGGTGCTCCTTCTTAGAAAGTTACGAGGCGTCCCCTTTTCTTCTTCTTGGGCTCACCCGCCGCGATAGCGTCCCCTCGTGCCTTCCACGAAAGGACCGCGCACATCGCAAGGTCGATTTTGTTTGGCGACTTGGCCCCCTCCTTGCCAATCAGCCAGAGGAACTTGCCCTCTTCGTCACGCATGTTTGTCGGGCGACGAATGGAGTTGCCGACGTGCCTGACAAGGGGTTCGCTACCGTCGTGGCTCATCACATCCGGGCGCATATCGGTCTTGAACTCCCGAAGTGCAAACGCCATTTTTTTCCGGTGGTTAGTCCACCAAGCAATTACTTTGTCATCGCCGTACTTGCCCATCCAACGGTCGACCGCCTCCTGCCAATACGGGGGGTCGCAATACATCCGCCACACATCCCAGTGCTTGAAGATGTAGTCCACCGTGTCATCAACCTCGTCCACCGGGACCATCCATTCGGTGTCCGGCGAAAGGCTTTTCGGACGCTCCCAAACGCCCGCCATGTGTTGATGTCCTGTTTCAACGTCAGTCACGACAAGGCCGGTAGCGTCGTTGTAAAGGGAACCGTCGAAACCGACCGTGACGAGCGCACCTTTTTTGATTTCAGACGCCTTGGCTAGCGCTTCGTACTGCTCAATGTCAAAGGCCTTGGCTTCGCCGGCCACAACCCGGTTTCCATAGAAACGCTCCGCCTCGCCAGGGTCCTCCTCGAGGATTTCGGCGGCCTCCGCCTCAATGCCATCAAGGTCAACCCAATGCGAATCTAGATACACCGCCCTGTGGATTTCCGCACGATCCGCCTTGACCAAATAATCAAGATCCTTGGGGGGAAGGGGATGAAACCTGAACACGTCCTCCGCCGCTGACTCCGCCGTGCGCTGTGCCACGGACTGCTCGCCAGGGTCCCATGCGTTTGTCGTTTCCTCAGAGCGTCCGCCCATACCGGAAAGGCCACGTCGCTGAGTGTGGGCAACCTTGACCATACCGTTCTGCTCATCCCAAATGCCAGTTTCGTCCTGGGGAACAAACGTCACGCGCTGACCGAGGCGTGACTTCGCGCTCGAGGTCACCACGTCAATGCGCCCACCGTTCGGAAGTCGGATGAACTCCTCGCCGGTCTTGGGAATGATGTGTGACAGCGGCCCCTTGTCAATCATGGGCCGAAGCGCGTCATAAATGTTGTCGGTTTGTTCTTCCGAGAACGCAGTGATCTGAATTAGCGGCGTCGGCCACGGCTGGGCCATCGCTTCACCGGGCTCATACTCATAAACCCAGTCACATTGGCAGCCGTAATCTCGGCAGTCCCAGGTTTCACCGCCCTTGGCCCAGCCCGCAAACAAAGCCGGGCCGACACCCTCCACGCAAACATGCGCTCCCGTGTAGGGGGCCTTTCCTGCCTTCTGTGGAAGAACTATCTGCGCACGTCGATTGACGAAAGCCGTGGCGAGCTGCCCCACCTTCGCGGAAAGCTTCAGCCGATAGAAATTGAGCAGGCACCAAGCCTGCCAGCCGGCCAGCTCAAAGGGCTGCCCCGCGTCAAACCCATCGGGAACAACACAGTGGCGGGTGACCCAATCGGCGGCTACGAATAGCGTTGGGAAGTCAACCGTAAAGTTCGGGCTACTCTGCTCCACCGGTTACGACCCTGAAGCGATTACGCGCCTGTGACGCGCTGGCTGCGGGGCGCTGTTGTGTCTCGTTCGGCCTTGGGTCCTCAATCTTCCAGTGATTGCGGAGCAGCCCGGGAAGCGAAAGGCCAAGTGCCTCCTGCTGCTGCTTCACCAACGTTCGGGCATTCGTGGCCGCGTCGTTTTTTTCCGCGGCGATGAGGGAGCGGACATAGAGGGCGACTTCGATCTCCTGACCGTTCGCCTCCCAAATAACCGCCTGGGGCCGCTTCCATTCCTGCGCCCACAATTCTGCTTCCCTCTTGGACTTGCCAGCAAGCGGCCACTTCGGGGCAGCGCCAGAACGTCCTTCTGCGGGTAGTGTGACCCAGCTTTCACCATCGCGGTCTCTGCGGAGCGCATTTGGATCGGGTGCCGGGCCAGAGTGTGCTCGTGCGCCACCTGGCATAACCGTTCTCCTAAAAGTTTGGAACCTGACCGACCTGACAAGGCCT